TGCCAAGGCAGGCTATGTGCTGGATGACACGCCGCAGACGGCCACCATCAAGGCGGGTCAGACGGTGACGCTGGAGTTCCGCAACGCGCCACAGGGAAATCTCATCATCAATAAGCTGGATTCCGTGACAAAGAAACCGCTGGAGGGTGTTCGTTTCAAGATCACCTATGCCGACGGCAGCTTTGTGGACAATGGCGTGCTATCCAGCAAAGGCATCTACCCCCATTGAGGACGATCCTGATATTTGGACTAAAGTCGAGTTTGGTGAGAACAATCCTATCCAGCACTTCCAGTGCAAGCGCATGAGCAGCCTGTTTAAGGATGTCGCCGAGGACGGTACGGTCACTTACTCGGATGTCAACCGTGTTCAGCTCATCAACAAAGAAAGCCCTGATATTCCGTTCAGAAACGGCTTCGGTACTCGCCTTATCGACAAGATGTATCCGATCACGCTTCCGTACTTCCCGGCGGACAAGAAGTTCAAGATCATCGTCGAAGAGTTTTTGACCGATGAGAAAAATGGCGACTTCGATACCGTCGGCTATCTCCAGCTTATTCTTCCTAATGGCGAGGTCGTTGATCTGAATGGATATTTCAAAGATGGTCCGGACGGCATGGTTCGCATCGAGCAGGCTGAGTACGAAGAGAGAAAAGCTAACCGGATCGACAAGAAGTAACCACTGATATTTGAAAGGAGAAAAATATGATCCCCATTGATACAATAGTCAGCATTAAATCCGGTGACGAGTACGGTGGTAAATACACCGGGAAACTCGGCATCATTAAAAAGTTTACAGATGATCGGGTCGGAGTGGAGTTTGCCGGCCTTAAAAACCACGCAAGCAAATACGGCCTCTTCTGGTTTAAGAAAGAGAATGTGACACCTTCACTCCTTGATACGCCGAAGCGCAACGATGCAATCATTCCGGCGGCTCTTGCTAAGGCTTTCCTCAACTTCACTTTCGGAGCCCCCAGGGCATCGCTCGGCGTAAAGCAGGTCATTTTCAGTGGTCCTAAAACGATCGTGTTCTGGCTCGACGGAACCAAGACTATCGTTTCTTGTGGCGAGGGTGACAACAATGATCCCTATGCCGGGTTCTGTGCTGCTGTTACGAAGCGAGTCTTTGGCTCCACTTCTCAGGCAAAGAAGGTCTTGGCAAGAACGAGAAAGGAGACTTCCAAATGAGCACCATTTATATCGGCGAACGGCAAAGCGGCAAAACAACTATGCTCATCGAAATGTCTGAAAAGACCGGTGCCACCATCGTTGTGGCTACCTATCAGATGGCCAAGTACATTCAGTTACTCGCTGCCCAGATGGGTAAGAAAATTCCTGTTCCCATCACGGTGACGAACTATATCCGTCTTCTCGCAAGCGGCGGCCTTGGTAAGAGCGAGAAGTATCTCGTAGACGAGCTTCAGATGATGCTCTCTGCTATGAACATCGAAGCTGCTACGGTTGACTGCGACTGCATTGATGTTCTTCGCGGCCAGCAGAAAGAAGGGTTGTAATGGCCGGGCTTAAAATGAATGTTGAGTTTCCGACGCGCCTTTGCGAAGTCAATGGTAAGCTCGGATATTTTCACCGTTGGGAGCAGTGGAGCAAGGTTGTCGACGCAAGCCCTCTTCGTGGAGGTCATCCTGGCGGACAAAACGGGCAGGTTTTTGGAATTGTTGAATTCGAAGACGGCGTTCGTCGTGTTGGTCCGTCTTCTATCAAATTCTGTGATGAGGAGAACGCGATACTTTGTGAGATGGCAAAGCACCATGAGGAATTAAGGAGAGGAGAAGCAAATGCTGAAAGTTGAAAATGTCGAAGTTCTTGGCTGGGAGCACGCTATTCGTGGTATGCGAAACCCTAAAAACTCTTGGGCGAAAAGCGATAGCGGCCCGGAATGTCCTTATGGGAAAGAAAAATGTTGCGGAGAATGCCAGCAAAATTTCTGCATTGGCCCCAACGATAAGCAACTCATGATGGCCCTCCGCAACGCTGGTACGGATCATCGCAAGTTCATGCGGATGATTACCGTCTATCTCGACATCACTGCCCCGCTGTACTGGTGGAAAGAGTTCGACACCTATAACAACGGCCCTTCTCATTTTGAAAGAAATTAAATCGAGATAATAAGAAAAGAGGGTTTAGAAATGAAAATGTATATGGCTATTGACCAGTACGGACACACTTACCACGGGTTAAAACATCCCCGGAAAGATCTTTGTGAGAGGCTTTGCCGTTCCCATGTAGAAAAAATGTATCAGGATAAAAAGGACGGAACAACGGTTTTTTATGGCTATGTTATCGGCGGGTTATGGTTGCAGCTGTTCGAGGTTCAGCCGGTAGAAAAGGCGGTGTAATATGGTGCTTGTGGCGTTGCTTCTATTCCCTGTTATGGTGATCTATGATTGTATGCGAAAGAACAAATAATAAAGCCCCTTGTAAGGCCGTGGAAGCCTTGCAAGGGGTTTTCCTATGTCCTGATACTGCCCCTATATATAACGGCTCTTGTGCGGCCATGTGTGGCCTATTACAAGGGCTTTTATTTTGTCTGTGCTTGTGTAGTCTGCAAACTGCAAAGAATTTCAATTAAAATTTTTCTTGATTTTGAAATTGAAAATGGATTTGACCGGGGCATGATTGCAATAAATCAATGTTTTTTTTTTTCTTTTCTGTGCGGCTGATCTGCCCGAACCGGGGCGGGGGATATACGAGCCGGAGCCGGGGCGGGGTAAGTGCCGAAAATTCCGACAAAAATAAAAAGGCTTTATTCTAAAGCACTAATCTTATTCAGTAACAAAATATTTTTAACTCTCTATTGACAACAAAATAAATTCAGTGTAGAATGTAGTCATCATAGAAAGAGGTGAACACCTTGTATATCAACAAGGCCATTCGAGAACTGATGAAGACCAAGAATGTTTCCCTTCTGACCATGGCAAAGGCTCTCGGGAAAGAGCGTGGCAATGAAATCAGTTCCCGTCTGAGAAGCACAAACCTGTCCTTCAACAGTGCTGTGGAAATGCTCTCTGCCCTGGGCTATGAGATTGTCATTCAGGAGCGGAAGCCCGGAACCCGCAGGGCTGACCAGATTGTAATTGACCAGAAGGAAGACCCTAAGTATGATCTGAATGCCCTGCTTGGCTCAGAAAGTGAGAAAGAGTCATGAGGTATGGATATGGTAGAGTATCGGCCAGAGATCAAAACCTTGCCCGTCAGATAGCGGCACTGAAAAAGTTTGACCCTTCTCTTCCTGATGACCGTATTTACACAGACAAGCAGAGCGGAAAGAATTTCAACCGGGAGCATTACTTAGAGTTAAAGGCCATTTTGCTTCCCGGAGATGAAATTCTGGTGGAGGAATTAGACCGCTTTGGCCGGAACAAAGCGGAGATCAAGGTTGAGTTGGAGTGGTTCAAAGAACATGGTGTTATCGTCCGGGTATTTGATGTTCCTACCACGCTGATTGACTTCCATGGTCAGGAGTGGATTGGTGAGATGGTCAACAATATCCTGATTGAAGTCATGGGAGCCATGGCGGAGCAGGAGCGGAAGAAGATCAGGAAGCGTCAGGCTGAGGGTATAGCTGCAATGCCGGTAGTGAATGGCCGGAAGGTATCTGGTAAGACTGGCAGAGGGTTTGGCCGTCCGGCCTGTCAGGTAGATAATGAGGCATTTCTGGCTCTTGTCCGGCAACAGAGAGAAGGATTGATTACCGTGAATGACGCTTGCCGTCAACTCGGTATCAGCCGTCCCACATGGTATGATCGAGTAAGAAAGGTAGGTTGAATATGAAAAAGACATTGAGTTTCCTGTTGGCATTACTTATGGTGATTTCCCTGTGTGCTTGTGGTGACACTTCTACTCCGGCTACGGATGATACTTCTTCCTCTGAACAATCAAATGAACCGGTAGAGTCTGAGGTTGAAGAGCCGGTGGTTGAAGAGGAAACAAAATATACTTCTTATCAGGAAATTTTAGACGCTTATACCGTTAAACTTCAAGAGGCCACTCCCGGTTTGATTGAGGAATATAATGCGGAAGCTGCGGAGAATACCGGTGGTCTTGAAGGGCTTGCCACGATCTGTAATGAGAAGGTGTCCTCTCTCGCTGAGATTTCTATGGAGGGTACACAGGAGATGGCGAATATCTATCTGCATTCCGGTGATGGTACAAGCGAGGAATATCAAGAATGGGGTAGCAAACTGCAAGAGGTGTATTTGGCAGAGGCGGCTAAAATTCAGGAAGCCTATATGGAGTCTGCGAAGTAATTCATAGGAGGTATTTTATGTTGGAAGATAGATTGAATGAGTGGGTCAAAAAGGTCGTAGCTGCGAAGAACAATACGAGCCGGGGTTGCACCAATACTCGGCAGATGATACTTGATGTGGACAAGATCATAGCAGAGGAATTTGACCACACTCCCATGTTTTTTGAAAATATGTAAGGCTCTTTCAACAGGGAAGAGTAACAGCCACTACGGGCTATCGGAGAAATCCGGTAGCCCTTATTTTTTTGGAGGTCATTATGGTAGTAAATATTTTGGGAACAGAGTACACAGTCAATCTTGTTACTGAACAGGCCGAGCCAAGGCTTGAAGGGTGTGACGGCTTTTGTGACGAAACTACGAAAGAAATCGTGGTCGAGAATTACAAGAGAGGCCAGCAGGGAGAAAAGGGCCGGTTGGAAATACAGGAGAAGAAAAATATCCGGCATGAGATTGTTCACGCTTTTTTGTTTGAAAGCGGATTGGCTGAGAATAGCGAGTGGGCGCAGAACGAGGAAATGGTAGATTGGTTTGCTTGTCAGGCTCCCAAGATTTATGCGGCCTTTCGAGCGGCAGGAGCGATTTGAGGTGATATTCTATGGATTATCGTAAGATCGCAGATGGCATTCAGAGATATATCGAAAATAAGCCGAATGACCATACAGCTTATCTTGACCTGTTATCTCTGTGCCGTCAGTGGGAGGAAGAGGATTTTCAGAGTGCACATGATCTGAATAGTGAGCTGCGGCGGCTCTGTGCCAGACAGCTACACCGTGTTTCCCCGAAAGAGGCGGACAAATTCTATGAGGCGTGGCGGAAGAGTCTTCTCTTTGACGCTCCCTATAAATTTGACGCTTTCATGACCTACATTGAACTTGATCGGAAGCCAGAAAAGCGGTTCTACGCCCCCAGACGGCACTACCTGAAACCCATGGTGCAAGGCTTCCAAGATGTATTTGACGGAAAACTGCGTCTTTTGACAATATCCATGCCGAAAAGAGCCGGTAAGTCACAAACTGGTATCAATTTTGTTAATATGCTCTCTGGAAAGTACCCTGACCGGTCAACCTTGATGGAAGGAACAGGAGATGACCTTGTAAAGAGCTTCTATAATGGGTGTCTGGAATACCTGACTACTCCCAATGAGTATCTGTTCTATGATGTGTTCCCGGAGTCCCGATTGGTGCAGACGGGCGCAGACACCAAGATTATCAATCTGAAATCCAAGTCCCGGTTCCCTACTATTATGTGCCGCTCTATTGACGCTCGACAGGTAGGTTTGTCCGAGGCCACCAATGTTCTCTACCTTGATGACTGTGTGGAGGGCCGTGAAGAGGCGAAGAACCGCCAGCGGCTTGATGATAAATGGGAAGTGATCTCCGGTGATATTATGGGCCGTGCTATTGAAGGTACTCCCATGGTCTTCACCGGTACTCGGTACTCCATCTATGACCCCATTGGCCGTATTCAGGAACACGCTCAGAGAGAGGGTTGGTCTTGGAGAGCTATTGAAATCCCGGCTCTTGACCCGATCACTGACGAAAGCAATTATGAGTATGAGCGTGAGGGGCAGAAGGTGTTTACCACGGCCTATTTCCGGGAGCAGAGAGAACTTTTGTCTGCGGAGCAGTTTGAAAGCGAATTCCAGCAACAGCCTTTTGAGGCCAAGGGTCTTCTGTTCAACAAGGACGAACTGAATTATTTCTTCGAGTTACCTCCTGATCGGGAACCGGACACCATTATTGCCGTAGGTGATACCGCCGAAAGCGGTTCTGACTCTACTTCTATGCCGGTTGCGGTCATTTATGGTACTGAGGTCTATATTGTCGATGTGGTCTTTGATGACGCTCCGGCTGAGGTGACAAAACCCGAATGTGCCAAGTGCCTGATCTCGAATAAGGTTGCCTCTGCTACCTTTGAAGCGAACAATGCCGGTCAATATTATGCCAGAGATGTAGCGGAGATCATTCGCCAGCACGGGTATTCGATTGGTATTCGGACAAAGAGAACGATTTCAAACAAGCAGACCCGGATTGAATTTGCGTCCGACAATATCAAGAAGAATTTTTACTTCAAACACCCTTCCACTTACAAGCGGGGTAGCCAGTATTGGAATTTCATGAAAGAGCTGACCACTTACACCAGAAGCGGTAAAGTTCCTCATGATGACGCACCGGACTCTCTTGCCCTTCTGGAAAATGAAATTCGTATGTTGACCGGGAGCAAAATCGAGGTATTCAAGCGGCCCTGTTAAAAGAAATTTTTGACTTTTAGGCTCTCCAATGGTATTCTGAAAGATTAGGCATTGACAAGCATTGGAGTATTCGGTATAATGAATAGTGATGAAGTAGGTAGAGGGGAGGTGTCTTTGCAGAATGAAGCCTCTGTGCGGTCGTAGAGTGATTTATACCGATGTAGAGGAAATCACGGATGGAAATGTTGTGAGTGTTCTGCAAAAGGCACTTGCCATTCATCTTCAAAACCGGGCCGAGATTGATTATCTCTATCGGTACTATAAGGGAGATCAGCCTATTCTGTACCGAAGGAAAGAGGTTCGACCTGAGATCAACAACACTGTGGTTGAAAACCGGGCCAATGAGATTGTTTCTTTCAAGGTCGGTTATCTGATGGGAGAGCCGGTTCAGTATGTCGCTCGTGGTGATGATAAAGCAGTCACCGACAGCGTGACAAGGCTGAATGATTATATGCTCTCCGAGGACAAAGCTGCCAAGGACAAAGAGTTGGCTGATTGGTCGCATATTGCCGGTACTTCGTACCGCATGGTTCTTCCTGATAGTGAGGCCAATGTGGAAGAGGACGAGTGCCCCGCTGAGATTTTCACTCTTGACCCTCGGTATTCCTTTGTGGTGTATAGCACTTCCCTTGGGACACCGGCCAAGATGGGTGTGAAGTATGTTCTGTTGGAAGACGGTACTCTTCTGTTCAGCTGCTACACGCATAATCACTTCTTCGAGATCACCAATACTTGGAATATTCTGCGAAGTGAAGAACAGATTTTGGGTATTCCCATTATCGAATATCCGGCGAATAATGCTCGCTTGGGTGCCTTTGAGATTGTCCTTCCCCTGTTGGACGCTATCAATACCGTAGAGTCTAACCGGCTGGATGGCGTGGAGCAGTTCATTCAGGCCCTCATGCTCTTCCACAATGTGGACATTACCTCTGAGGATTATAAAGAGCTGCGGGAAGAGGGAGCAATCAAATTCAAGGATATTGACCCTTCCCTAAAGGCGGAAATTCAGTATTTGACCGCTGAGTTAAATCAAAGCCAGACTCAAACACTGGTGGACGATATGTATGATACCGTCCTTACGATCTGCGGAATGCCGAACCGTAATGGTGGTTCTTCCACCAGTGATACCGGTTCCGCAGTCATCATGCGGGATGGTTGGTCGGCGGCAGAAGCCAGAGCCAAGGACAGTGAACTGATGTTCAAGAAGTCCGAGAAGGAGTTCTTAAAGCTCCTGCTTCGGATTTGTAGTGATCTTGGGGACTTAGAGTTGAAGTTGTCGGCGGTGGAAATTCGGTTTACCCGCCGCAATTATGAGAATATCACCGAAAAGGCAAATGTCCTGATCGCTATGTTGAATAACTCCAAGATTGCTCCGCAGCTGGCTTTTACTCATTGTGGTATGTTCACTGACCCGCAGATTGCTTACAACATGAGCATGGAGTACGCAAAGGAGCAGGAGAAGAAAGCCTTAGAGCTTGCTTCTAAACAGAACCCGGATGGAGGGAATGGAGGAAATGAACCCGGAGGTCAAAAGTCCAGTTCTGGTGACACCGGAAGCGGTTCGGACGATGAATGAAATCCTTTCCCGTGGTAAGGGTGTTGAACTTGCCGTGAGAAATGGGAGGCTGGTTCTTTGGGAAACAGCCAGTAAAAAGAAATATGAGGCCGTTATAGCGAGATAACGGTAACAGCCATTACGGGCTATTGGTAAGAGTGGAAACGCTCTTGCCGATAGCCCGTTTTGTTTTTGATTTTAATGCCGCAAGGCTTGAAATGGTCAGTGAAGACCTAAAAACGCAAAAGGGAGAAAACCCTACCAAAAACGGAAAATAGTGCTGAGGGAACAGCCTTGTTAAACGCAGGAGGTATTTGTTATGGCAAAGATTGACACCAGTTTGATTGAAGGTTATGCGGATATGACCCCGGAACAGAAGCTCGCCGCTTTGGAGGCTTTTGAATACGAGGATAACGCCGCAGAGCTGGAAAAGCAGAAGAACGCTCTTTCCAAGGCAAATTCTGAGGCCGCTGAGTGGAAGCGTAAGCACAATGCTCTTCTGTCCGAAGAGGAAAAGAAGAAGCAGGAGGACGCTGACAAGCTGGCTCAGATGGAACAGGAGCTTGCCGATCTCCGTAAGGGTAAGACCATTTCGGAGTATAAGGCCAAGTTCGTTGCTCAGGGCTACGATGAAGCTCTGGCTGAGGAAACCGCTCAGGCTCTTGCCGATGGTGACAGTGCTAAGGTCTTTGCCAATCAGAGCAAGTTCCTCGAAGAGTATGCGAAGAAGGTCAAAGCTGACGCTTTGAAGAAGACCCCTAAGCCTACTCCCGGTGCTGGTTCTGGTGGCGGTGCGATTGACTACGACAAGAAGATTGAAGAGGCGCAGAAGAACGGTGATCTGGCCGCTGTTGCCTACTACAACCGCCTGAGAGCGCAGGAAGAGGCTGAACAGAACAAATCGTGAGAGTAAAGGAGAATGACTTATGGCAGATACTCTGGCTACCAGTTTTGGAGTATTGAACTACTCCGGTATGCTCTTCAATAAGGGCAATACCCGTTGTCCCCTGTCCTCCATTATCGGCGGCAGGGCGAAGACCACCAATCATGTTGAGTTCGTGACCGGTCAGGAGTACACCACTGGCGGAGGCACACAGCCTGCTATCAGCGAAACCGCCTCCCTGACTGCCCCTGACGCTACCGTTGTCACTCGGACTCAGAAGACCAATGTGACTCAGATTTTTCAGGAGTCCGTAGGTATTTCCTATGCCAAGCAGTCCAATATGGGTACTCTGAGCGGTCTGAATGTGGCAGGTCAGCAGGCTAACCCGATCAATGAGCTGGACTTTCAGGTTGCAGCTAAAATGCAGAAGGTTAACCGGGACATTGAGTTCACCTTCATTCAGGGAACTTACAATAAGGCCACCTCTGACGCTACCGTGAACAAGACCCGTGGACTGGTGGAGGCTATTACCACCAATGTCACCGCTATGGCAAGCAAGCCCCTTGGTCTGTGGGATATTGCCGACATGGTGAAGAAGGTTTATGGGGCCAATGCTCCCACCGATGGCCTGTGCCTGTGGTGTGACGCTGTGACTCTGTTTCAGGTCAACGCTGACGCTGTGCAGAACGGTCTTACTGTGGTTCCCGCCGCTCGGGAGATCAATGGTATCGCTCTGTCCAGTGTGGTTACTCCCATCGGTGTTGTCTACCTGTACCTTGGCGAGTGTCTTCCTGCTGGTACGGCCCTGCTTCTGAACCTGAATGTGATCGCTCCCGTTTATCAGCCTGTTCCCGGTAAGGGTAACTTCTTCTTGGAGCCTCTTGCCAAGGTTGGTGCCGGTGAGAAGTATCAGCTCTTCGGTCAGATCGGCCTTGACCACGGCCCCGAGTGGTATCACGGCAAGTTTACCGGTATCTCTACCGAGTTCACCGCTCCCACTTACAGCCGTAGCGTGTATGTGGCGAATGCGGCTGACTTCCCCGGTGGTTCTGCGGGTTAAAGAGAAATTCTGATGGAAAGGAGTGACAGAAATCATGACTGACGCTGAAAAACTGTCCATGTTGAAGACCATGACCGGCGAAACAGATGAAGCCATGCTTTCTGTCTACCTTTCTATCGCCGCAAATAAGGTTTGTCGGAGGGCTTACCCCTTTGACGATACCGTGACCGCCGTTCCGCCCCGGTATGACTTCAATCAGGTAGAGATCGCAGCTTACCTTGTGAATAAGCGTGGTGCGGAGGGAGAAACGGCGCACAGTGAAAACGGTATTTCCCGGTCTTATGAGGACGGAGATGTACCGCCTACCCTATTGCGTGAGATTGTTCCCTTTGCCAGCGTAATCAAGGGGGACTCGACCTCATGAAGATCATGGAGCGTAATAAATCGTCTTATTGGTACTTGCTTTATGACAAGAAAGAACCTGTTCGGGACGAGGACGGCAATGAAACGGGAGATAGCCGTGTGGTCTACAAGGCCGCTGTCCAGCGGCGGGATAATGTGTCGGCGGCTACCGGTTCGGCTCAGGTTGAGCAGTTCGGAAATTTCATCTCCTATGACAAGGTGATTGTCACTGATGATCTCTCTTGCCCCATTGATGAAAATACCGTGCTGTTTGTCGATAAAGAGCCGGAGTATGACGCTGACGGTAATCCCCTCTATGACTATATCGTGCGGCGTGTGGCTAAGAGCCTGAATTCCATCTCCTACGCTATAAGCAAGGTGACGGTATCGTGAAGACGATTAAAGTGCCTCTATCTGTGGCCGGGATTGACAATGCCATTCGGGAGCTTGAACGCTATCAGAACTGGTTGAAAACCCGTGCAAATATCCTGCTTGACCGACTGGCCCAAGAGGGATTGTCTGTTGCTTCGGCTAATTTTGCGAAAGCGGAATATGACGGAACGAATGATGTTTCTGTGTCCGTTGAACAGAGAGCAACCGGAGCCAGAGCGATTGTCGCTGTTGGTGCCTCTGTCCTTTTCATTGAATTCGGAACAGGTGTTGTTTACCCGGACAATCACCCGGAAGCTGCGGAACACGGTATGCGCCGTGGAGAGTATGGAGCTGGTCATGGTAAGCAACAGACATGGGGTTACTACGGTGAAGCCGGTACGAATGGCGTTGAGTTCACCAAGCCGAACGGGAATACCGTAGTCCTCACGCACGGCAACCCGGCCAATATGTCCATGTATGAAACCGTGAAGTATTTGGAAGGGATTTTGCCCCGGTTGGCTCAGGAGGTGTTTCGATGATTGATGTAGAAAATCAGATTTATACACCGATTGCCGAAGCCCTTCGGGAAGCCTTTCCCGGTATTGACACAAGTGGGGAATATGTCAAAGCCCCTTCCGCCTTTCCCCATGTAAGCATTGTGGAGCAGGATAATTACCCCACACTGTCTCACCTGAGTACCAGCGATACGGAAAAGTACGCCACGATCATGTATGAGGTGAATGTCTACTCCAATAAGTCTTCCGGGAAAAAGGCACAATGCCGGAGCATTATGAAAGTCATTGATGATCTGATGTACCGGCGCAACTTCACTCGCATTTCCCTTTCCCCGGTTCCCAATTTAGAGAACGCAACAATTTACCGTCTGGTGGCCCGGTATCGGGCTGAAACGGATGGTGTAAATCTTTACAGGAGGTAACAGAAATGGCAATTAGCACTTACAAGGTCTTTCTGATGAAGAAGGGTGCCAGTGCTGACACCTATGAGAAGCTGGTTGACATTAAGGAGTTTCCCGATCTGGGCGGTGAGCCTGAAATGCTGGAAACTACCACGCTGTCTGACAATATGCAGACCTATATTGCCGGTATTCAGTCCCTCGATGGTCTGTCCTTCACCGCCAACTACGATATGACCGATTTTCAGAAGCTCAAGGCTCTGGAAGGTAAGACCGATAGTTACGCTGTCTGGTTTGGTGGTCAGGAGAGCGGCGGTGTTGTGACTCCCGATGGCTCTAACGGCAAGTTCGAGTTTGACGGTCAGTTGTCCGTCTATCCCGTGGGCGGCGGTGTGAATGAGGTTGTGGATATGAACATCTCCATTGCTCCTTCTACCCCGATCACTTTCTCTGCTGAGTAATCACAATCGGCCTGAATGATAAGGAGGATTTATCATGGCTAAGACACTGACAATTAAAGACCCCGTTTCCGGCGAGAGTTATACGCTGGAATACACCCGCAAAACCGTTGAGATCATGGAAAAGCAGGGCTTCATTGCGGACGATGTTGACCGCAAGCCCATGACCATGCTTCCTGCGCTGTTTGCTGGTGCGTTCCTTGCACACCACCGCTGGGTCAAGAAAGATGTGGTTGACCGCATTTATGCCCGTCTGCCCCGTAAAGACGAGCTTCTGCCTAAGCTGGTGGAGATGTATAACGAACCCATTCTGTCCCTCATGGAAGAGCCTGAGCAGAATGGTGATGACGAGGGAAACATGGACTGGACGGCGAACTGGTAAGCGGGTCGCTGTCCAGCAGACCGGGGGGCGGTGGCGGCAATCGCCCCGCTCCCCCCTTCTCGTACCCCGAAAAGATCTATCATGGGTTCC